GAGGCTGGACGAGTGGTCAGCCCGGATGCCAGCCTATGCGTATACGTCATTATGCCCGGATGAGAGATACAGGAGGTGATACCGTTGGACAAGGCTAAAATTAAGATAACCAAGAAACTTTTGAATAGTTACCGGAAGATGAAAAAAGAAATCCCTATACTCACTGCGGAATTGGTGGAAATGCGGCAGGGAGATAACGGATTTGATAACAGTGTAATACTGAATGGTCGCTGTTATCCGCCAAGACCGGAGACTGTGGTAGGATTTGACTGGGATAAGTATGAGCACAGGCAGAAGATTTTAGACAGCAAAAAGGCCAAGTGCAAGGCTGTGGAACGCTGGATTGATGCGATTGAGGATGGACAGACCCGATGTGTGTTTAAGATGTTCTACATAGAGGGACTGCCATGGATAAAAATTGCAGATAAAATTAAGGCTACAGGGGATCATCGGGAAGACTACGCAAGAAAATGTATACGGGATCCTTATTTAAAAAAATGTGGTATTAAATAGATTTTCCGTTCATTCCGTTTATTCCGTGTTACAGTATAATGGAAGCCAAAGGCATACAGTCGACGGCTTACACTTAGCCCCAGTCGGCCGCCGGGTGTCACAGCCCCGCGGCCGAATCGTCTGGCTCTGGATTCCGGCCCAGGGCTGGACGTCCCCTTTTTCCTTTGTGGGATAGCTCAGCGGAAGAGCGACGGCCTTATGGGCCGCAGGTCACCGGTTCGATTCCGGTTCCCACGATTCAGTTTCATTTTTTCATGCGTTATTCTCCTTGGGAGAGGCTCCTGCTTTGGCGGGGGCTCTCTTTTTGTCAACATATTGTGGAAAATGTGTGGATAAATACAAGATATTGATTGGAGGTGAGTCTGATGGCATTGACACCAAAGCAGAAATTATTTGCAGATGAGTACCTGATAGATCTTAATGCCACCAGGGCTTACAAGGTCGCATATCCGAGAGTTAAAAAGGATGATGTGGCTGCACCCGCTGCAGTACGATTGTTAAGAAATGTTAAGGTTGCCGATTATATTGACGAACGTATGCAGGATCGGCAGAAAAGGACGGAAGTCACCCAAGATCGGGTGATAGAAGAACTGGCGGCCATTGCCTTTGCCAGAACTACGGATTATGCGGAAGTTATAAACGGTATGGTGCGGATCCGGGACACGAAGGAGTTAACAGAGACCCAGATCAGAGCAATTGCAGGAATCAAAGACGGGAAGTTTGGTGTTGAGATGAAACTGAACGATAAGGAGAAAGCACTGGAACTCCTGGGGCGTCATCTTGGTATGTTCAAGGACAAGCTGGAAGTCTCTGGTACTTTGGAAACAGAAAAGACCAAGCTGGACGATCTGATTCAGCAGATGCGTGGCGGTGATGGATAATGAGCACAGAACGCCTGTTACTGTCCGAAAAATACAAAGCGTTCCTCCGTTGTGACGCTCCTGTGGAGTTTCTGGAGGGCACAACAGCCGCAGGAAAGACAACGGTAGGCCTGTTCAAATTCATGCTTAAGGTGGCAGAATCCCCCAAGAAATTGCACATCATAGCTGCCAAAGACACCGGAACCGCCGAGAAGAACATCATCAATAAGGATCTGGGAATCATTGACGATTTTGGCGTGCTGGCTGAGTACAACGGTAATGGTACCAAGGATGATAAGATCCCCCACATTCTGTTTCATACGTCCCATGGCGATAAGGTTGTATATGTTATGGGATATGGCGACAAGAAGAAGTGGCAGAAGGCTTTAGGCGGTCAGTATGGTTGTCTGTACATAGATGAGATCAACACAGCAGACATAGATTTTGTCCGTGAGGCAGCCATGCGGTGTGATTATTTCATGGCTACTCTTAACCCAGACGATCCCAACCTGGACGTTTACCGGGAGTATATCAACTGTTCCCGGCCTCTGCCGGAGTGGGAAGAGGAAACGCCGCAGGAGATCCGAAATGAGTTGAAAGAAGAACCAAAACCCGGCTGGGTGCATTGGTTCTTTTCTTTTGTTCATAATCTGGGTCTGCCGAAAGAAAAGATAGATAAGATCATAGCCAACACGCCTAAGGGTACCAAGATCTGGAAGAATAAGATCCTGGGGCTGCGTGGAAAGGCTACAGGATTGGTATTCAGTAACTTTGATCGTTCCCATCATGTTAAGAGTAAGGAATGGGCCCAACAGTTCATACAGCATCCAGAGGAGCCAAGGAAAAAAGAATTTTTCATGTATTTTTCGGCTGCTGTTGATACGTCTTACTCCCAGAAAACTCCGGATACAATAGCAATGTCATTTCTTGGAATCACCAACAAAGGGCGCTGCGTTGTGCTGTCAGAAAAAGTTTACAACAACACCACATTGGAAACGCCGCTTGCCCCATCAGATACGGTTCAGAATCTGATTGATTTTCTGGACCGTAACAAGAAAGAATGGGGCCTGTCAAGAAATGCTTTTCTGGATAATGCAGATCAGGCAACCATGCAAGAGTGGAATAAACATAAGCGCCGGAACGGCTGTATCTATACGCTTAATAACGCATGGAAGCAGATGGAGATTATTGACCGTATCAATGCACAGCTGGGATGGATGGCATATGATGACGCAGCAGAAATAGAACCTTGTTTCTATGTGTTAGATACCTGCACGAATTACATTGCAGAGCTGGATTCTTACAGCTGGATGGAAGATAAGGACAACACACCAGAAGACAGAAACGATCACATGGTTAACTCCGTGCAATATGCATGGATTCCCTACCAGAGTAAGATTTTTAAGGGGTGAAAAAGATGAATTGGATACAGAACTTTGTAAAAAAACTCTTTCGGATCCAACCGGCTCGGGAAAGAGAGGTTGTAATAATAGAACCCCATACTTTTCTGGCGGATGTGATACGGAATAAGCTGTGGTATCGGGGAGACAGTGCAGAGCTGGAGCAGTATTTCAAAAAGACCGCTCGCTGGGATGTAGAGAAAGCCAGATTCTGGGCGGCCACAGCTCAGGGAAGTGTCCGTAAGATGCACAGTGGGATCGTATCTACGGTAGTGGATCGGTACAGAGATATTGTGCTGGCTGATATGGACGCTGTAACATTCGGCGATGGCCAGTTGGAAGTCGAGGAAACATGGAAAGAAATATTTGATGGGGCGGATCTTAACAATGTGATTGGCGAGGGGATTTCTGGGGCGCTTGCGTCTGGAGATGGCGCTTTCAAGATTACTGCGGATGAGTGCAGTCCCTATCCGATCGTTGAGTTCTATGATGCGGAAAATGTCAATTATGTATACAGCCATTCCCGGCTCAAAGAGATTAAGTTCTATACGAGTTACAGATCTGGAAGTAAGGAACTGCGACTGGAAGAAACTTATGGATACGGATATATCAAGTACAGGCTGTACGATGAATATGGACGGGAAACATCCTTGAAGCAGCTTCCAGAAACAGCACACTTGATGGATATCGGGATAGAGGGAGATCTGATGCTGGCAGTTCCGATTAAGATATTCTCATCAATCAAGTATAGGTATCGTGGAAAAGCTTTGTTTGATGGAAAAACCGATGTACTGGACGGCTTGGACGAGGTGATAAGCCAGTGGATGGATGCGATCCGCATGGGGCGCATTAAGAGATACATACCTCAGAACTTAATTCCTCAGGATCCAGAAACGGGAGAATTTCTTCCAGCAAATCCATTCGACAACGATTTCATTGCTATCGGTGACAGCATGGCAGAGAAATCCAATCAGCAGGTGGAGATTTCGCAGCCACAGATATCTTATGAGGCATATGTCAGCAGTTATGCCAGCTTTCTGGACATGGTACTGCAAGGTATCATATCTCCGTCCACATTGGGAATTGACCTCAAAAAGACAGACAATGCCGAGTCACAGAGGGAAAAGGAAAAGGTGACATTTCATGTACGCAATAAGATTGTAGATGCTTTGAATGAAACTCTTCCGAAGCTGATCCGGGCAGTATTGCAGTGTTACGATCTGATGTGTGGGAAAGCACCAGAAGAGTATGATCCGGCGGTAAAATTCGGGGAATATGCATCTCCTGATTTTGGTACCACAGTGGATACCGTAGGAAAAGCAAAACAGTATGGTGTTATGTCACTGGAAACATCAGTGGATCAGCTATACGGAGACACATGGACGCAGGAAGAAAAAGAGGCAGAAGTGGAACGCCTGAAAGCAGAACAGGGCATTGCAGAGCTGGAGGAGCCGGGGATCAATCAGTCCGCCGGTTCTTTTCAGCTGAATACGGAAGGAGGCAGATCAGATGGTAGTGACAATAGGGAAAAAGGTCTGGGCAGTGAATCAGGAAAGGTACAAGAGCCTTCTGGCGCTGGGAAGTGAGCAGGTTCCTTTTGGAGTGTACGCTATTGAAAAGGATGGACAGGCAGAAATGCGCCTCGATCATTGTAATAGTGTTACCCAACTGAAAAAGCTGATTCGCCAATTCAAGGAGGCGGGCTATAAGGTATATGCAAATGGGAGGTAGTTGCTATGGATGTGCCAGGATTTACTTTGCTGCTACAAGATTTTTGTGATTATTGTCCGGATTTTGAGGCGGAGATCAATACGATTGATTTTACTGGGCTTGATGGAGTACCAAAGGCATCTCATAGCATTCGCTGTCAGAACCGAAAACGCTGCGCCAGGATTGCTGAGAATTTGAAAGCGAAGTATCAGAATGAATGAGTATGACATTGTTGCTGCTTTCCGGGTGATAGAAAAAGAACTGATTGCCTCCATGATCCGCAACATGGACCGCCACAGGGCCGAGGAAACAAAAGAGGGTTATGAGTGGTCTATGTGGCAGGCGGAGCAGCTTAAGGCCTTGGAGAAGTATAAGCGACACAATCAGAAAAAGTACAAGAAACAGTTCCAGAAGATAAATAGAGAGATTGATCTTCTGATCCGGCAGGCCAGAGAGACGGGGAATATGCAGCAGGAAATAAAAATCCTGGAGGCGGTCAAAAAAGGGTTCTCAGCCAAGAAGATCAGGAAAGGTATGGCAGCGGAGTTCTTTCGCCTGAATGACCGCAAGCTGGAGGCTCTGGTCGAGGCTACTACCCACGATATGGAAAAGGCAGAGACAGCGATCCTGCGAAAGGCAGAGGATGATTACAGGCAGGCAATCTACAACGCTCAGGTATACTCCAATACAGGCGCAGGAACCTATGAGAAGGCTGTGGATATGGCTACGAAAGATATGTTATCCCGTGGCCTTAACTGCGTACAGTATGTCAATGGAGCCCGCCATACGCTGGCAGATTATGCAGATATGGCGATCCGGACGGCCAGTAAGCGGGCATACCTGCAAGGCGAGGGAGAGAAACGGCAGGAATGGGGAATATCCACGGTAATTGTCAATAAGCGTGGAAATCCCTGTCCTAAGTGTCTGCCCTTTTGCGGAAAAGTCCTGATCGATGATGTGTGGAGCGGAGGCCCTGAGGACGGCATGGATCCCGAAACCGGGAAAAAGTATCCTCTGATGAGCTATGCGATCAGTTGCGGTCTATACCATCCCCGGTGTAAGGACAGCCATACAACCTATTTTCCTGGAATTTCAACGGCGGATGATACATGGACGAAAGAGGAACTAAAAACCATCGGACAGGAATACGAAACAGAGCAGAAACAGCAGTATGCGAAGCGGCAGGAAGAGAAGTATGAGCGATTGGCGGAGTATTCGTTGGATGAAGAAAATCAGAAAAAATATGGAATGAAGGCAAGGAAATGGAAAAATCTCAGATTCAAGACTGGCGGAATGACCAGTGGAGAATATGTAGATTCAAAGAGGCCACTTGCAAATTTTAAAGCTGTACCATCAGGAAAGGTAGTACAGATATTAAGAAAAGATTCAGAAGGGTGGATTCAAGAGTTAACAGATAAGGAAAAGAGAGCAATCCAGAAGTATACATATAATTCTGGGGATAAAAAGCCCAACCGATTCTTTGAGAGATTAAATGCTATGCTCCGGGGAGATTTGCCGGAAGATGAAAAGTTGAGAATCTATGCAGATATTATAAGCAGTGCATTGAATAAAAGTAGGATTAAACGCGATGTTATTGCGTACAGGAATCTGGATGTGGATTTATATTCTGGATTTGAAGTAAATGATTTAATCATAGAAGAACAGTTTATCAGTACTTCAGTGTCCAAAAGAGCAGCTCTTGAAAAGCCATATAAAGTGGTTATTTATATTCCTAAAGGGAGCGGGGGAGCATATATTGAGGCTATAAGTAAGTATCCCAAACAAAGAGAACTGCTGCTTGACAAAGGAACTATTTTTAGGGTAATATCAAAGAAAGAAAATGTAATTGAATTGCAGGTGATTATATGAAGATGACAAAGAAAGAGAAAGAGGCTTATAAGGCATTTCAGGATAGAGTAGCAATGCCGACCAACCCTCGGAAACTTACACCGGAGGAAATCGAAAAACTGAAAAAAGAAGGACGCATTTAAAACCACCAATCAGTAATGGCCGGTGGTTTTTTTGTATGCGTTTTTAGGTTGTGCGACGTCGCAACAGGGAGGTGAGGCAATTGATTGAATGTATGATTCGGTGATTTCGGCAGAGGCGCTGTCAGCACAGGTACCGTAAGCATTGGAGCCGGGAGGCTGGCGGGTATGTGCGGCGGTGCGTTAAGTGCGGAAAGGAGATTAAGAGATGAGTGAGTGCAAGAGAGAAATGAGATTAGATGATACAGCTGAGATGATGAGCAGTCCAGATTACAAGGAACGCTTTAGGGCCGAGTATTATCAGATTGTGATTCGATACCGCAAACTGAAAGCTATGCTGGATAAGTGGGATCAGGATATGCTGGACTTTGAGCCGACCTGCCCCAGAAGTACCTACAATATGCAGGTAAAGGCTATGACGGATTATATCGCTGTGTTGGAAGCACGGGCAGTAATGGAAAGCGTAAAATTGTAGTCATAGCAAGTTATAGAATTAGTCATAAGCACGCAGGCGGGGCCTGGGTGTTATTTTTATGCCTTTTTCCGGCAGGCGTTAAAGAACCAGAAGAAAGGAAGGTAACACAATGACGCAGGAACAGTTTGAAGCCCTTGGCATTGAAAAATCTCTCGCCAAGAAGGCTGCAGAAGAATCCGAAAAGGAGCTGGAGGAGTATGTGGCAAAGAACACATATGACCAGACAGAACAGCAGCGTAAGCAGTTGGAAACATCAGTCAATGATTACAAGACCCAGTTGGAAGCCTTAAAAACAACCGCTGGGGACAATGCAGCGCTTACTCAGCAGATCACAGACTTCCAGAATCAGATTAAGCAGAAGGATCTGGAGCATCAGAAAGAGATTACGGATCTTAAGCTGACGAACGCCATTAAGCTTGCTATCTCCGCATCTGCGCAGGATAGCGATCTGGCAGCGGGACTGGTTGACAGAAACAAGCTTATTCTTGGAGAAGATGGAAAAGTAACCGGTCTGGATGAGCAGGTAAAGGCTCTGAAAGAAAATAAACCATTCCTGTTCAAGGCGGAACAGAAACCGCCTGCAAAGAAAGGGTTCTTCCCGATGGGAGCTAAGGACACGGATGGGGGCAATGGTGGAGAAGGCGGCCGCATGACAATGAAGGAAGCAATCGCAGCCAAATTAGGCATGGGCGCAGATGAGAAAGGAGAGTAAAAATAATGGCAGTTACACTTGAAGAAGCAAAAAAGAATGTGCAGGATGACCTGCAGATGGGCGTAATTGATGAGTTCCAGAAATCCAACTGGATTTTGGAGCATATCCCATTTGACGATGCAGTATCGCCAACTGGCGGCGGGTCAACGC